GTGGAGCTGGATTTAAAAAGATATACTACGACTCTGATCCAAAGAAGAGAAGTGAAAATGGACAAACAAAGAGCGGACTTTACGGGCTGTTCATCCCCATGGAGTGGAACTTTGAAGGATTTATCGACGAGCACGGATGGCCAGTACTTGAGAAGCCAGAGGAGCCAGTGAAAGGCATCGACGGCGGCTACATATACCAGAGCGTTGTGGAGTACTGGGACAACGAAGTTGCAGCGCTGAAGGGCGACGCGGATGCGTTGAACGAATTCTATCGCCAGTTCCCACGCAGCGAGTCACACGCGTTTAGGGACGAGTCCAAGTCATCACTGTTCAACCTTACCAAGATATACCAGCAGATCGACTACAACGACTCGATGGCCGGAATCCAGTCTATCACCCGTGGGTCGTTTCACTGGAAGGACGGCGTCAAAGACTCTGAGGTGGTGTGGACGCCAGACAGGACCGGGCGTTTCTTGGTGTCATGGATTCCAGACTCCAACAAAAGGAACAGGGTGCTACGAGTGAACGGAAAGTTCAAGCCGGGTAACGAGCACATGGGCTGCTTTGGCTGTGACCCATACGACATCTCTGGTGCCGTTGGTGGCGGTGGTTCTAACGGATCGCTTCACGGGCTCACGAAGTATCATATGGACGAGGGTCCGACCAACGAGTTCTTCCTGGAGTACATCGCAAGACCACAGACGGCGGAGATATTCTTCGAGGACGTGCTGATGGCGTGCGTGTTCTACGGAATGCCGATCCTTGTGGAGAACAACAAGCCACGTCTATTGTATCACTTCAAGAACAGGGGATATCGTGCGTTCGCGATGAACCGACCAGACAAGCATGTGTCAAAGCTGTCAAAGACAGAGATGGAGCTTGGTGGAATACCAAACACGTCAGAAGACGTGAAGCAGGCACACGCGGCCGCAATCGAGAGCTACATCGAGAAGTATGTGGGCATTGATTTTGAGGGAACTTACCGTCCGTCAGACGAGATGGGCGTGATGCCATTCATCAGAACTCTTGAGGACTGGGCGCGATTTGACATCAACAACCGTACCAAGCATGACGCATCTATTAGCTCCGGTCTTGCCATAATGGCAACGCAAAGACATTTATATGTTCCAGAGGTAAAGAAGTCAAAAATAAGCCTTAAATTTGCACAATACGACAATAAAGGCTCTCAGAGTGAGCTCATAAGATAATGACAGATCCGAAAATAGTAATCAATCCAACGACGTTCCCAAGTCAGTTGGCCACAGACGCACAAAAGGCGTCCCAAGAGTTTGGCCTACAGGTTGGACTTGCTGTCCAGTCAGAGTGGTTCCGTAAGGACGCTGGCTCGTGCAGGTTCTACAACCAGTGGATTGAGTTTCACCGTCTTCGATTGTATGCACGTGGTGAACAGTCTGTTGAGAAGTACAAGAAGGAGATGTCATTCGATGGCGACTTGTCGTACCTTAACCTTTCTTGGACGCCAGTTCCAATCATGCCGAAGTTCATTGACATCGTTGTTAATGGAATGGCCGACCGAAATTTCTCTGTAAAGGCAGTCGCTCAAGACGCGATGGCCGCTGAGAAGCGCAATCAGTTCCAAGACATGATTGAGGGCGACATGGTCGCTAAGGACTTCTTGCTCCAGACAAAGGAGCAGTTTGGCGTTGACGCTTTCAACACCAACGTGGAAGAGCTTCCGTCAAACGACGAGGAGTTGCAGCTTTACATGCAGCTGAAGTACAAGCCAAGCATTGAGATCGCTGAAGAAGAAGCAATTAACACCCTACTCGAACAAAATAACTATGCAGACACTAAAAAACGTGTCGACTACGACCTTACCACATTGGGTATCGGTGGTGTCAAACATTCATTTTATCCAGGAGCTGGAGTTAAAGTTGAGTATGTCGATCCCGCCAACGTGGTCTACAGCTACACCGAGTCACCTTACTTCGATGACGTATTCTACTGGGGTGAAGTAAAGCAGGTTCCGATCACCGAGTTAATCAAGATCAAGCCTGACATCACCAAGGAAGAGTTAGAAGAGATTTCACAGTTAGGCACCGCGTGGTGGGACTACTACGGCGTGATGCGTACATACAGAAACGACCTGTTCGACAAGGACGTGGTTAACCTGTTGTACTTCAACTACAAGACCGACAAGACATTTGTATACAAGAAGAAGTTTCTTGACAACGGTGGAGAGCGCGTAATTCGCAAGGACGAGGGCTTCAACCCACCAGCCGATCAGACCGAAGAAAGGTTTGAGAAGGTAGAGAAGCGTATTGACGTTTGGTACGAGGGCATCATGGTCCTTGGCTCAAACAAGTTGATCAAGTGGGAGATGTCTAAGAACATGGCCAGACCAAAGTCTGCGTCACAGTTCGCGTACTCAAACTACGTGATGGTTGCACCTCGCATGTACAAGGGAGCCATCGAGTCATTGGGCCGACGCATGACAGCGTTCGCCGACTTGATCCAGATGACGCACCTCAAGTTACAGCAGGTGTTGTCCAAGATGGTACCAGACGGTGTATTCATCGATGCAGACGGACTCAACGAGGTTGACTTGGGCAATGGTGCCGCTTACAACCCAGAGGACGCTCTTCGCATGTACTTCCAGACCGGTAGTGTAATTGGAAGAAGCTACACCCAGGACGGTGAGTTCAACAACGCACGCGTTCCGATTCAAGAATTAAACTCTAGCGCCGCACAAGGAAAAATATCTAGCCTGATCGCAGCATACAACCAGTACATGAGCATGCTGCGTGACGTTACAGGGCTTAACGAAGCACGAGACGGCTCTATGCCTAGCTCGGATGCTTTGGTGGGCGTACAGAAGCTCGCTGCAGCTAACTCGAATACTGCTACAAGACACATTCTCGACGGTGGTATCTTCATCACACGCAGACTGTCTGAGGCATTGTCTTGCCGTATCTCTGACATCTTGGAGTACGCTGACTTCAGAGACGAGTTTGCAAACCAGATCGGTAAGTACAACATCCAGATTCTTGACAGCATCAAGGAGCTTTACCTGCACAACTTTGGTATCTTCATCGAGGTTTCTCCAGACGAAGAAGAAAAGCAACAGCTTGAGGCCAACATTCAGATGGCATTGAGCAGGGACCAGATCGCACTGGAAGATGCAATCGACATCCGCGAGATCAAGAACTTGAAGCTTGCAAATCAGTTGTTGAAGGTTAAGCGCAAGGACAAGGAGAAGAGAGACATGGACAAGCAGCAGATGATGTCTAAGTTCCAGTCTGACTCCAACATCGCAGCCACACAGGCAGCAGCAGAGGCCAAGATGCAACAGATCCAGGCAGATACTCGCTCTAAGATTCAAATCAAGGAGGCCGAGTCAATGTTTGCAATTCAAACAATGGAGCAAGAAGCTCGCATTAAACTTCAATTAATGCAGCAAGAGTTCCAGATGAACATGCAGCTGAAGGGTCTTGAGTCACAAGTTCTTACAGAGAAAGACAAGATGAAAGAGGAGGCTAAAGATAAGAGAGTTTCTATTCAGAACACTCAACAGTCAAAGTTGATTGATCAAAGAAAGAACAATCTTCCTCCGATAGACTTCGAGTCTAATGAGGACACCCTTGACGGGTTTGACCTTGCTGGATTTGAGCCAAAATAGTGTGTCACTATTTTGTGTAAATTTGTGACGAAATAATCTAATTAAATATGCAAACTGAATTTAAAGTGAAGGACGTTGCCTTCGAGGAGCAGAAATCTGTTCAAGAAGTGGAAGAGCAACTCCTAAAGGAACACGAAGAGAAGCACGGCATCTCTTCCGAAGAAAAACCAGTAGAGACCACAGTAGTGGGGTCTGATGGCACAATAGAAAAAGTCGAAGAGACTGAGGCACCAGTTGCCAAGGAACTCGGAGACGAAGACGTTCTTACATACTTAAAGAGTCGGTACAACAAGGAAATCAACTCTGTTGATGACTTGTTTCAGGCGAGAAAAGATGCGGAGGAACTTCCAGAAGACGTGTCGGCCTTTTTGAAATACAAGAAGGAGACCGGTCGAGGCATCGAAGACTTTATTCAATTGAATAAGGACTACGATTCAGTTCCTACGAATCAACTGTTAGCTGACTACATCAAGCAAGAGAACCCAGAGTTCGATGAAGAAGACGTAAAGTTTGAAATCGAAAGCAGGTACGAGTTTGATGAAGATCTTGATGACCCCAAGGAAATCAAGAGAAAGAAGCTAGCAATGAAAAAAGATCTTGCTAAGGCCAAGGACCACTTCAATCAATTGAAGGAACAATACAAGATACCTCTTGAGTCAAGGGGTGGCTTAGTTTCTGATGACGAGAAGGGTGAGTACGAGGCTTTTAAAAGATATGCCAAAGAGTCCGAGGAAGTGCAGAAGTCTCAGTTAGAGCGCTCAGAGTTCTTTGCCAAGAAGACGGACGAGCTTTTCAGCGACCAGTTCAAAGGTTTTGAATTTAAGGTCGACGACAAAGCGATTTCGTTTAAGCCTGGCAGTCCAGAACAAATGAAGAAGGCTCAATCTGACATCAGCAAGTTCATTGGTTCGTTCTTAGACGAGAATGGATACGTGAAGGACGCTGCTGCATATCACAGAGCTATCGCTGTAGCTATGAACCCAGACGGTTTTGCCAAGCACTTTTATGAGCAAGGCATGGCCGCTGCGGTAGACAGTGTTGCTAAGGAGTCAAAGAACATCCAGATGGACGTTCGGTCAACACCTCAGTTAACACCAACTAGTGGGTTTAAAGTTGTAGCGCTAGACAGTGACCACGGAAGCGGGCTAAAGATAAAAATGCGTAACAAATAACAAACAACAAAAAACAAAAACTAAAAAACTATGGCTGGATCAGTTCAAACGAGCCCCGGGTTTGCTATAACCCCCTCGTCCGTAAAGGCAACTTTACCCTCAAACTACATTACCAACTTCGACTTCTTGAATCAGTATCTTCCTGATACCTACGAGAAAGAATTCGAGCGTTATGGTAATCGCTCTATCGCATCTTTCTTGCGCCAAGTTGGTGCTGAGATGCCTTCTAACTCTGACTTGATCAAATGGGCAGAGCAAGGTCGTTTACACACCAAGTATAGAGCTTGCTCTATCGCTTATGGTGCTGGTAACGACACTGCTACTTTGACTGTTGCTGATGCAGGTATTACTGCTTGTAACTTCCGCATTGGTCAAACCGTGTTCTTGTCTTCTAACACTTCTTCTGCTTCTGACAAAGCTATCATCACCGCAGTATCTGGATTGACCTTCACTGTTGCTTACTATGCACAAAACGGTGGAACTATTGTAGATAGTGGTCTTAACGACATCACTGCGTTTGTTTATGGTTCTGAATTCAGAAAAGGATCTAGCGGAATGGAAGGTTCTTTGGAAGCTCAAGATGACATCTTCGACAACAAGCCTATCATCATCAAAGACAACTACGAAGTATCTGGTTCTGACATGGCTCAGATCGGATGGGTAGAAGTTACTACTGAGAATGGTGCAACTGGCTACTTGTGGTACATCAAGTCTGAGCACGAAACTCGTTTGCGTTTCGAGGACTACTTGGAAATGTCTATGATCGAAGGTGTTCCTGCTGAAACAGCATCTGGAGCTCTTGCTTATTTGTCTCCTGCTCCTACTACTGCTGCTGGTACAGACGGTTTGTTCTACACCATTGAGCAACGCGGTAACGTGTGGGCTGGTGGTAACCCAAGCACATTGGCTGACTTCGACGCGATCATTCAGCGTTTGGACAAGCAGGGTGCTATCCAAGAAAACATGTTGTTCGTTAACCGTAACTTCGGTTTCGACATCGACGATATGTTGGCTTCTCAGAACAGCTACGGTGCTAACGGTACTAGCTACGGTGTGTTCAACAACGACGAAACTATGGCCTTAAACTTGGGCTTCAAAGGTTTCAAGCGTGGTTATGACTTCTACAAGACCGACTGGAAATACTTGAACGATGCAACTTTGCGTGGTGGTGTTGTTGGTGGTGAAGTTAATGGTGTGTTGGTTCCTGCTGGTTCTACTAACGTGTACGACATGGTGATGGGTAAGAACGCTAAGCGTCCTTTCTTGCACGTTCGTTACCGCGCTAGCGAAACTGAGAACCGTCGCTACAAGACTTGGATTACTGGTTCTGCCGGTGGTGCTTCTACTAGCGATTTGGATGCAATGAGAGTTAACTTCTTGTCTGAGCGTGCATTGTGCACATTGGGCGCGAACAACTTCTTCTTGTTCAAAACCGCTTAATCGTAACAACCGATTATACAAGAGGGTGGGTACAATTGTACTCACCCTTTTTGTTTATATTTGCAGCGTTAATTAAATCAAATTATGAAAAATCCAACTAATCAAGTTAAGGATAGAGTGTTTATCCTTACGAAAGAGAAAGCTCCGTTGAGCTACACCCTTCCATCAAGAAACACAAAGCGTTTTTCTTTACTCTACTTTGACGGAACCACAAACCGTGCGTTGCGTTATTCTAGAAACCAGAAGTCAGTATTTGAAGATGAACAGGACGACAAGGCAATCCTTGAGCCAATCGTATTCGAGGATGGAAACTTAGTTGTTCCAGCAAACAACCCGATGCTTGGGAAGTTCTTGGACATGCACCCATTGAATGGAGATGTATTTAAAGAGTTTAACACAGAGAAAGAAGCCACGCTAGACATCGAAGAGTTGAACATCGAGCTTGACGCACAAATCGCAGCACGCGAGATGAAGTTGGAAACAATGGAGTCTGTAGGACGTTTGATCTATGGTCCGTCTGTAGACAATATGACAACACCAGAGTTGAAGAGAGACATCTTGCTTTACGCTAGAAAATACCCAATTCAATTTTTAGAGATGATCAACGACCCCGACTTAGAAGAGACCGCAATGTCATCTAAGGCATTGTCTTCTGGATTGTTTACAATGAGAAATAACAACCGCGAGATATGGTTTAACATGCCTGGAAACAAGCGCAAGTTGATGAACATCCAGCCTGGAGATGATCCAGTGTCTGTATTGACTACATTCTTTGAATCAGAAGAAGGCAAGCCAATCGCAGAGATGGTACAGTCTAAACTTTCTTAACTATATTTGCAGTATAAAACAAAAAAATGAGCAAGTTTCTTAAAAGCGCCGCTAGCACAACTGGATCAGTTTTGGTTGGCCTTGACAACATCGACTTGGTAACTGCAACAGCTACCACAGTTGTATTGAACTACAGCGCTGGTTCTACCAGTAC